AGTAAATTCATAGACCTGAGCATGTCTTTAAACTGCTCATTTTTTAATATAATGTTATAATAATCCTATCAGACTACCCAGTTTGATTAGGAGAGATAACTTTGAAAAGGATTGCCCGAATCCTGGCAGTATTATGTATAGTGTTTGCTACGTCCTTCTTTGGCTTTGCTGAAGAGGCGGGAGCCACTAATACAAATGGCATAAATGCACAAGTTTATAATTGTGCTGGATGGAATAACGCCCCACCAAGACCTTGTAATCAAAATGCCCCTATAAATACAACTACAGTATCCACAATAGATTTTGAGTGGGGATCTGGCCCAGTATTAAGCAATAGATTTGAAGATGTAGAAGTTAAATTTACTGGTTACATTATGTCTCCAGTAACAAAAATAGTAACCTTTTATGCTCCTGGCGATGATGGCATACATTTTACTTTTAATAATACTGTTTTAATTAATGACTGGTATGACAAAGGTGGCGGAGGAAGCATAAGCCAATCAGTTACCTTACAAGCAAACACTCCATACCCTTTTACATTATGGTTTTATGAAAATGGTGGAGGTGCAAATGTTTGGCTATATTGGAACGATGGTTCTGGAGATCAGATTGTTCCTGCTTCAGTATTTTATTTAACAGAGCCAACTCCTCCATTACCACCATCATTAAATCCACCAACAAATTTATCATTAACTACGCAAACAGAAAACATAACTTTATCTTGGACAGCACCAACTCCAACTCAAGCAAATACGGCGGTAGAAAGATATGCAGTTAGTTGGTCAACATCAAACTTTACAACTAATGGATGGGGAATAGCAACTGGTAATGTTGGAGATGCTACAGCATTAAATACATCTATAACAATTCCTTATAGCGTAATTACTACGGATGGAACAGGCAAAGAATATCAATTTAAAATAAGAGCAGACAATGATAGTTTGTCAACTTATTCTCAAGATTCTAATATAGTAACTTTATATATTCCATCCCCACTACCATTTACTCCACAGCATACAATAAATGAAAACGAGTCTATAGTTATAAATGCTCCAGAAGGAAAATTAATAGATCAAATAAGTGGTTGGTATGGGCATCCAAATGATGGCTCTCAAGGTATTAATGTTTCTAATCAACTTACACAACAGTTTACAAATTTAACAACAGCAACTATATCTGCTACAAATGCTAACTTTACAGATCCAGTTCCAGGAGTAGGTAAAATATTAATACTATCTTTTACTTATAAGAATGCTCCTGAACCAGAGCCTACCCCAACCCCAACACCGACACCAACCCAAGAACCAACACCGACACCAACACCAGAGCCAACACCAACCCCGACCCCAACGCCAACCCTAGAACCAACCCCAGAGCCTTCTCCCGAGCCACAACAGCCTCCTGTGCAGCCTCCCGCTCCTCCTGTAGAACCTTCTCAACCATATGTCCCACCACCTACTCCTGAGCCTCCCCCAGTTCGTCCCCCAGATCCAATTGTTGTTCCTCCAGTTGTTGAACCAACTCCTGAGCCAGAACCTGAGCCTGAGCCAGAGCCTGAAGTTCCCGTTGAACCAGAACTACCAATTGATGAAACTCCAATTGATACACCTGATCTCCCAGGCGATATTGAATCAGATCCAGTAATTGTTCCAGAAGATCCAGATCCGATTGAAGACCAACCTCTTGAGCCAGAAGATCCCGTTCAAGAAAATATAGAGACTGAAGTTCCTCAAGAGACCATAGATACGGTTCCTCAAACTCAGGATGATTCAAATGACACCTCCGAAGATATTATTAGTATAACAGAGGATTTAGATTTATCTGAAAAAGAAACAGAACAATTGTTAGAGGTTACAGATGATGCAGATTTGTCTGAAGAACAAATAAAAGAAATAGCAGAAGTTATTGCAGATTCTGGATTGTCAGAAAATCAAGTTCAAGGATTAGTAGATGTTATTGAAAATGCAGATTTATCAAAAGAAGAAATTAAACAGTTAGCAGAGTTAATTCAAAGTGATCCAGTTATTGCACAGGCAGTAGAACAATTTAATGAAAGAGCAGCCGAAAATGCTGAAGCGCCTATGCCATATACCCTTGCAGATGCTGCAACTGAAGTTCAAGCAGAGGAAATAGTTGCTGGATTAACTGAGGCATTTACAGATCCTGGAGCAGCCTTTGCAGGAGCAGCAGAAAGTTTGGAAGAGTTGGCAAACTTTGCAGGGGATTTATTAAGTAACCCAGGAGAAGCACTAGCAAGTCTTGGCTCTGACATGACAGATGATCAAAGAGAAAAGGCGCAAGAAGTTATTGTTCCTGTGATTATTGTTTCACAGGTAGTCAATGCAGTAGCACAAATATTATCAGCGAGGAGGATGTAATGAAACTAATTAAAAAAATAATCAAAGGGTTTCTATCCTGGGTTAAGGACTCAACAATAGAAATAGCAAACCAAACATTTACCTTGCTTGGATTTTTTATTGCTTGGCTTACCCTAACAGGAATGGCTAGAACTATAGTTGGTTGGGCAATTGTTTGGTCAACCGTTGTTTGGCTTGTAACACTAAGAATCCGAAATAAGAAGGGAGAGTAATATGGCAAAATCAAAAGCAGCAGTAGAAGAGCCTACCCAAGTTGGATCAGGTGCAATTGCTAGTATCAATAATATTCTTATGCGTATTATTGCAGTATTTGCAGCATCTGGTCTAAGCGTTATAGGTGCTGGAGCCGTTGTAGGCATTAGCACTTTTCATGCAGTAGTTCTTGCTGGTACACTAGGAGTAGCCACAGTAGTTGAAAAACTGGCTCGTGGATTTCTGGATGACGGCAAACTTACCATTGAAGAAATCAATAATGCGTTTTCTGCAGTGGACAAAAAGGGCAAATAGGACATCCTAATCTGGGTTGTTTGACACTCATACCCCCTTGATGGTACAATTGATTTACGTGCTATCAAAGGGGTATTTGTGACTTGTATTGCTGTTGTTCGTAAAGATGAAAAAATTTATATGTCTGGAGAACGTGGTGTATCAGATGATGATATCATGCTACCTTCATCAACACCAAAAGTCTGGCAATTAGGTCCATACATTATGGGGTATGCAGGAAGCATGGATGGCGAACGTATTCGTCATAACTTCAAACCATCAGTTCCATCTGGAAATAATTTACAAAAGTTTATGTATACAAAGTTTATTAAAGAACTTAGAGATTTTTATCAAGACTGGTGGGTAGATACAACAAAAGATTCGGATTTTGGTATGATCATTTGTGTTAAAGGTGAAATCTTTGAACATAATGCAGCAGATATGTCATTGACACAATACAACAACGAATATCTTTCAATGGGTTCTGGCTCATCTTATGCTATGGGATATTTGTTTGCAACAGAAAATCAAAAAGATGCACGTAAAAGATCAATTGGTGCAGTAGCATCTGCAATTAAATTTTCAACTTCTTGCATGGGTCCTATTGACACTGTAAGCATTTAAGGATATACTATTAATATGAACCAATTTGATGACGAAGATTTAACAGACGATCAAAAAGAGTTTGGTATTTGGTTAGCCAATGGTATTGATCGTGGCTGGGTAAGTGATCCATACTGTCATACACACGATGGTGGATATGAATTTATGAGCGAAGAAGAAATGGAAGAATGGGAAGCAGGGGGAGATCCTTGCGAACATGTTCTTAGAATTTTTATCTCATAAAAATTGCCTCTTTAGCATAGTGGTAGTGCCTCCGCCTTGTAAGCGGATTGCGTAAGTTCGATTCTTACAAGAGGCTCCATAGTTCTGCTATAATTTATATAGGAGTAATCCTATTTGCAAATATAAGGAGAAACATGGCAGAAAAAGGTACAGTAGAGGCATTAATCGAAGTTGCTAAAAAAGAAGTAGGCACAATCGAAGGCCCTAAAGATAACGAAACAAAATATGGTAAATTTACAAAAGCAAACTTCCAGCCTTGGTGCGGATCGTTTGTTATGTGGTGCGCTAACCAAGCAGGAGTAAAGGTTCCTAATACTGTTTATACTCCAGCAGGAGAGGCTGCATTCAAGAAGATGAATCGTTGGGCAGATGCTCGTAACGATGACCCAACTCCTGGAGATATTATTTATTTTGATTTTCCAGAAGATGGTGTAAATAGAACATCACACGTTGGTATTTGTATTAAGAACAATGGCGATGGAACTATTCAATGTATTGAAGGAAACACTGCTGGATCTTCAAAGGGAGATCAACGAAATGGCGGTATGGTTTGTGAAAAAACTCGTGCTTATGTAAAGGATAATAAGAAGAAACTAATCAACGGTATTGTTGGTTGGGGTCGTCCAGTTTACAAAGGTGAAGAAGGACAGCCATTAGCAGTTAAACTTGCAAAGCCTGAAGCAAAGCCTGCAAAGAAAGCAGCAAAAAAGGCTGCAAAGTAAAATGGAATCAAATAAGAGAAGTTTGCTAAAAACAATTAGTTGGCAATTTGTCCATATTGGTTTTGTATACGGTCTTATTTATGCATTTACTCGTGAATGGGAATATGCTAGTTTAGGATCTCTTGCATATATTGCTTGGGAGTCTTGTGCATATTACATTCACGAGCGAGTGTGGGCAAGGTTTAGCAAGAAAATAAAATAATGCCAGACTATGTCTACAAGTGTATTGAATGTAACACACAAATAATTAAAACTAGATCAATAGTAGAGTCAGAGCCACAATATAACTGTGAAAAGTGTAATGTGGTTCTGACTAGACAATATACTCCTTTTGGTGTACAATTTAATGGTAAGGGTTTTTATTCCACCGACAATAAGAGGGTATAATATGTTTAAGATGGGCACTAAAGATAAAGTAGAAGAGCGTAAGTGGCTGTTAACTGCAGAAGATAGGTGTGATAGATGTTCTGCACAAGCCTATGTTTCTGTTACTGGTGTTAATGGAGAGTTGATGTTTTGTGGACATCATTATAATAAAATTATGAATCATGTTTTGGGATATGAAAAAATGATGTCATATGCATACTCAATAGTTGATGAGAGAGAAAAACTTATAGAAAACCGCAGTAAGGGAGAGTCATACTCATGACACCAGATGAGGCAGCAGAATTTGCATTAATTAATTTAATTGATAAGGGCGCAGTATCGTTTGAAGGCTTTGATGAAGATGGCGAGCCTTTATATAGATTTACTGAAAAATTACAAGACGTTGCCCCAGACTTGTATAAAATGCATACAGAAATGTTAAATATAGAGATTATGGCTCTTTGGGAAAAAGGTTTTGTAGATATGGATTTGTTTGAAGAAAATCCTACAGTTAAATTAACCGACAAAGCATTTGATAAAACACTTGTTGATGAACTAAATGATCATTTACAAAAGTTTTTAAAAGAACTTAAACGTGTTTATCGTGAACGACCATAAGTAGTGCTACAATAGATACATGAATGATTTTCTTGTATCGTTCTTGACAATGATGGCTATTTTTGCTATACTGTATATAAGAAAGCCTAAAGAAAGAAAAAATATAATTAAATATAGACAAAGCCACATACATCAAATCATTGGTCCGTTTCTTTCAGACTTGGTTCCAGTTGATATAAAAAATACTCAGGCAACAAAACGTTTAAAAGAAAACATTATAGACGTTCTTGTTACTGAAGATTTTGCATATTGGATTCATAAAAATGTTTTTTATAAAGCCAATGTTGATGATGGCAATGTAGACAGATCTACAGCATCTCCTGTAAACACACAGGATATGTCTGAAGAAGAACTAAAAAAAATGCTTAAAATATTAGACAAACTAACTGATAGGAGCAACAATGAAGGTCGTGGTACAGGGAACAAATGAGTTCAATGACTACCAAATATTTCTTCGTGCTATGGGAATTGCTCTTTCATGTATTAAACAGGATGATCAAGAGTATATAGTATATTCAGTTGGTCCACAGCAAGTTCACTCTTTTGTTTCTGAGTTTTGCAATGTTTCTGAAAAGGGACTAAAAGCAAGAGGCATTAGAGTAAAGTTTTATAAAACAAATCCACAATGGATTGAAGAAAACATAAACGACATTAATTATTTTGCGTATCTTAGTAAGCCTAAACAGTATATATCTAAGTTGGCTTCATTTGCACAATCTAATAATGTCGAACTAAACGTATTCTCATACTAGGAAAATCATGAATATTACAACATTAGAACAAATGGAAACTATCGTATCTGCAAATCCACAACTTAAATGGGATGGATGGGATGTTGTTCATTTATCTCCATCTAATACCGCTATGTTTAAAACTAATGGTGCATTTGTTGATAACAAATGGTACATTAAAACAGTTTATTCTCCAGATCAAAATGGATGGAAGATAAGCCAAAAACATTTGGAGTCGTAATGAATAAGCATTTATGGAAAGAAGATGCTGCTTGTTTAGATTATGACACTAATTTATTTTTTGATAAGTATGAAGATAATCCAAACATTAGACATGGAATAGATAATGTATGTTTAGCATGTCCAGTTGCAAGAACATGCTTTGCTGTTGGCATATCTGAAAAAGAGTACGGCATTTGGGGTGGGGTATACTTAGAAAAAGGAAATATTTCTAGAGAGTTTAATAATCACAAAACAAAACCAAGATGGGCTGAAATCTGGGAAAATTTAACGATTGAGGCATGATATAATAAAATTAGTTTGGAGATAAAATGTCATTATCTATTAATGAAATAAACATGTCTAATTTGCTTATATCAAGCCCAGATGAGGGATACTTAAAAAGAACTCCTTACCAATATTTTGAAAAATTAAATGAAAAAGAAGCATTTAATAATAAAATTATAAAAATAGTTAATAATAATTTTAAAATACTTTTTGCTTTACATCCAAGAATGTATCATCTTTTTTTAGATAATCTTTCTTTAATTATTCTTATTAATGAATATTATAAAAAACAAAAAATAAATTTTAATTTTATTTTAGAAATATCTGATATACCTCCATTTTGGTTTGATGAAGATGGTCCAACATATTTTAAATTTTTTATTAAAGTATTAAAAGATTTAAACATTAATCATATTTTTATTAGAACTAGATCTTTAACAGACTACGAAATGATAGAAAATAACGAAAGAAAATTTAACGTAGATTCAATAATTAAAATAAATAATTATGCTTTATGGAGTTGTGAAAAAGTACAAGAACAACAATTAGTTATTTTGTCAAAAATTTTTAAAAAATATTTACCAAAAAATAAAAAAATTATTCCAAATAAAACAGTTTATTTAAGTAGAATTTCTACAAAAGATAGTTGGGTTTCAAATTTTAGAACTGATAATGAAGAAAGTATAGTTAATTTTTTTAAAGGTTTGGGGTGTGAAATTGTTGTAGCAGAAGATTTTAAAACATTTGAGGAACAAATTGAATATTTCAGTTCTGTAAAAACATTAATAGGACTTACTGGTACTGGGTTTATGAATATGTTAATGATGGAAGACGGAGGAAATGTTATAGAATTATATACACCAATATGTCAAGATCAACCCAACTTAAAAAATCCAGAGGTGTTGGTAGAAGATTTGTCTTTGCATAATTTTTATAGGGATTTTTCTTGGGTTAAAAATCACGCACATTTATCATTAAAAAATAATTATAAAGGAAATTCTTTAGATTTAATAAACAATTTAAAAAATAATAAATTATTGTTTTTATTTTTTAGTAAAGAAAAAAAATGAATAAATTAATTATTTTTGATCTTGATGGTGTTTTAATTGATAGCAAAGATATACATTTTACTGCATTAAATTATGCATTAGAAAAAATTGATAAAAAATATTTAATATCAAAAGAAGAACATTTAAAAATTTATGAGGGTTTGCCAACAAAAGATAAATTAAAAATTTTAACTAAAGAAAAAGGTTTAGAAGAAAAATATTATGATCAAATATGGAGTGACAAGCAATATGCTACAGGAGTTGCGCTTGATGCATTAAGTGTAGATGAAGAACTTGTTTTTTTATTTAAACACATAAAACAAAATAATATTTTTATAGCAATTGCTAGTAATAGTATAAAAATAACAATAGAAAACTGTTTAAGATCTATTGGAATTATTGGCTTTGTAGATTATATACTAAGCAATGAAGATGTAAAATTTTCTAAGCCACATCCAGAGATGTATTGGAAAGCAATGTCATATTTTGGACTATTGCCAGAAGATACGGTTATTTTTGAAGATAGTATTATAGGAAAACTTGCAGCAACAGATAGTGGAGCAAAACTTTTAGATGTTAAAAATAGGTCAGACTTAACTTTAGAAAAAATAAACAATGCAATTCAACATCTAAAACAATCAAAAAGCATGTGGAAAGATAATAACTTAAACATTTTAATTCCTATGGCTGGAAGGGGAAGCAGGTTTATTGAAGCAGGATATGCATTTCCAAAACCACTAATTGATGTTAATGGAATGCCAATGATACAAGCAGTTGTAAATAGTTTGGGAATTAATGCAAAGTATACGTATATTGTTCAAGAAGATCATTTTAATAAATATAACTTAGAATATTTATTAAATGCAATTACTCCAAATTGCAACATAGTTAAAATTAATGAAATGACAGACGGTGCTGCAAGAACATGTATTTTGGCATCTGAATATATAGATAATAACAACCCATTGATAATAGCAAATTCAGATCAAATTATAAGTTGGAATAGCAGAAGTTTTTTGTATGATTTATATAGCAAAAATGCAGACGGAGGGATTGCAACTTTTAAATCCTCGCACCCAAAATGGTCTTATGCAAAACTAAATGATGCAGGTCTTGTTTTAGAAGTTGCTGAAAAAAAACCAATTAGCGATAACGCAACAGTAGGTGTTTATTATTGGAAACATGGATTAGATTTTATAAAATATGCCAATCAAATGATAGATAAAGATATTCGTGTAAATAATGAGTTTTATGTATGTCCAGTGTTTAATGAAGCAATTCAAGATGGTAAAAATATTTATGCTTTTCCTGTTGACAAAATGTGGGGAATAGGAACTCCAGAAGATTTAAATTATTATCTATATCATAGGAACAAAAATGATTAAGATAGCACATAGAGGAAATCTTAATGGATCTAGTCCATTAGAAAATAGTCCAGGATTTTTATTAGAAGCAATATCAAAAAATTTTGATGTTGAAGTTGATATTAGACTTACTGATACAGGTTGGTTTTTAGGTCATGATGGTCCAGTATATAAAGTAGGAGATTTATTTATAGATCAAATTAAAGACAGTGCCTGGTTTCATTGTAAAAACTTAGAGGCTTTGGAAAAATTAGACAATAAAGTTTATAAATATTTTTGGCACCAAAATGATGATTTTACACTAACTAGTAATGGATTTATTTGGACATATCCAAATAAAAAAATAACAACAAAATCAATTATTGTTGATTTAAATTTAGATGGAGACTATCACTATACCATTCCATACGGAATTTGCACAGATTATGCAAATCTGCTATAATTATAATAAATAAAAGAACGGGTAAAAATGATAATTCAAATTATCGGTCTTCCAGGATCTGGAAAAACTACATTAGCAAGAGAGTTAAAAGAACATATAAATGCAATTCATCTTAATGCTGATGAAGTTAGATCAACTATTAATATTGATTTAGGCTTTGATATTAAAGATCGTATTGAGCATGCTCGTAGACTTGGAGAAATTGCTAGACTTATTTCAAGTCAAGGATTTAATGTTATTGTTGATTTTATTTGTCCGACTAAAGAAACAAGAAGTGCTTTTGGTAAAGCAGACTATGTAATTTGGATGGATAGAATTGAAAGTGGTAGATTTGAAGATACTAATAAACTTTGGGAAAACCCAGAGTATTATGATATTAGAATAGTTGGAAGTGTTGGTGCCACAAATGAATGCAAGATGATTATTGATGAACTGAAGTTGTTTGACTGGAAGGCTCCAACAACTTTACAACTTGGTAGATATCAGCCTTGGCACGAAGGCCATCAAGCACTAAAAGAAGAGGCTCACAAGCGCACTGAGCAGGTTTTAGTAGGTGTTCGCAATACGCAGGGCACATCAGAAAAAGATCCGTTATCATTTGATCAAGTAAAACATTTTATTTCTAAAGATAACAATGAGTCAAATACTTTAGTCTTAAGACTTCCAAACATTACTAATATTGTTTACGGTAGAGATGTTGGATATAAGATTGAACAAGTAGAATTATCTCAAGAAATACAGTCTATTTCTGCTACACAAAAAAGAAAAGAGATGGGCATATGATAGCAACTAGGTCAAGATCTGCAGCAAAAGCAGTTACATGGAGAATTACTGGAACAGCAGATACTTTTATCATTTCTTTGTTGATTACAAAAAAACCAGTAGTTGCTGCAAGCATTGCAAGCCTTGAGGTATTAACAAAAACAGTTTTATATTATTTTCATGAGCGTATTTGGAACAAAATTTCTTGGGGTAGAAAATAATGTATACAGATGCAATGCAACGTGCATTTAGATCAATATTACCACCAAGAGGGTTTATGGTTGACATTATTGATAACGAACATTTTTTAAGTGTTCGTGCAAATGAATCACAATTTATTAAATTGGATGAGTTTGAAAAGCGTAGAGCAATAGAGTATATGGTAAAGGTAAAAAAAGCATTAGAAGATAATGGGGCTATAGTAATGCTAGTAAGGGAGGCAGCAAAATGAAAAAATGGATAGGCTTATCAGTTCTTGGCGTATTTGTATCTTTTATTAGTATTATTGTTATTACAGCATCACAGTTGACAAAAACCTTACAGTCTGATATATTTGATATAGAAGAAACAGAAGAGGAGTTATTTTAATGCAAACGTTTTTGCCACAAGCAGACTTGCATACTTCTGCTTATTTTTTAGATAGCAAAAGACTAAACAAACAAATATTAGAAGGATATCAAATACTTAATGTTTTGTCTGGTAAGTCTAAGACTGGCGGTTGGCGCAATCATCCCGCAGTTTTAATGTGGCGTGGATTTGAACGTGGTTTATGGGAATATATACAGGCCATGATTCAAGAAGCAAAAATGCGTGGGATTAAAACAGAAAACAATGAAGCAAATCTTAATAACTTAAAAGATCAATGCTGGGAAGACTGGGGAGACAAGGCTCCATCTTTCTGGAAAGATGAAACAAAGTTAATGCGTGTAATAACAACTCATCGTGCTAATTTATTTCATAAAGATCCTATTTATTATATAGAATATCAGCCTGCAGTATCAAGTCCGTACAACATTCCTTGTTGTCCAGATCGTAAACTTCCATGCAAGTATTATTGGCCAACACACGAGGAGAAAAATGCAATGGTATAACTGGGTAATCATTGGATTATCAGCATTTAATATTTATATGATTTATAGAGCCTATCAAATACAAACTGCTCTTAGTCAAAGTTTATTAGATAATCAGATTGCTCTTGCTATGATGTCTGCAATGAAAGATGAAATAGAAAATTCATCAATGTTTAAAGATGAAACTAATGAAGGGTTTATTAAATTTTTATCAGACTCTAGAGAGTGGGCTTTTAAGTATATTGAAAACACAATTGATATTGTAAACAATGTTATTGAAGACTGCCGTAAAGAAATGAATAAACCCAGGGTGGCAGATCTAAATACTCCAGCATTTTTGGCTGGGATTATAGGAAGCCTTCTTCCTATTGTTCAAGACAATAAGGAAGAGAAAGATGTATAATAGTAATAAGGTGGTGATTAAATGAATCAAGCACAACTAAAGGCTATGGGAGCCTCATATGGACGCTCTGTACTTGCAGGTGTAGTTGCACTATATACTGCAGGAATAACCGATCCAAAGGACATGTGGGCTGCTCTAGTGGCTGCTCTTGTTCCAGTAGTTCTTCGTGCAGCAAATCCAAAAGATCCAGCATTTGGAAAGTTTGATGCAATCGCAAAGGATGTTGACGATGCAATGAAGAATATTAAGCCAGTAAAAAAGAAGGCTACAAAGAAAGCAACTCCAGCAAAGAAAGTAGTAAAGTAAAAAGGAACAGGGCATGTAAAAGTGCCCTGTTTTATTATTATGAATAATATAAAAACCAAACACTTAAAAACAAGATGGATACATCTATTTAACAATACTATACATAAATTTTTTATAAATAAAAATGTATTAGATATTGGATGTTTAGATGGCTATTCAACAAATCTTTTCATTAAAAACAATGCCAGTAGTGTTATAGGGATTGATATTGAACCAAGTTATATTGAACAAGCAAAATTAGAATATCCTAACATTGTTTTTAAAACAGAAGATGCAGAACAATTAAATAGTTTTGAAGGAATTGATGTAATTTCTTGTTTAGGTTTAATTTATTTTTTAAAAGACCCAGTTAAATTTTTAAAAAAGTTGGCTATACAAAAAAATGCAAACACAATAATAATAGAAACTGTTTTTAATAATAATGAAACATACTTTAATAATAATCTTTGTTTTTTAAATATTGATATTATAAAAAGTTTTTTTGTAGATGATGGTTGGCAAATTTCTTTTGAAAAAATGTTTAAACTTAAACATATTAACAATAAAGAATTTAATTTTGGCAATAGAATAATAATAGTTTTTGAAAGACAACCATGAATTTTGTTTATATATGCAGAGACGGAGAAAACGAAGAACTTCGATACTCTATTAGATCAATAATAAGTAATTGTAAAGTAGATAGTCTTTGGGTTGTTGGAGGTAGACCAGATTGGTATATTGGCAACTACATAGAAGTAACACAAAAATATTCTAAGTACAAGAATGCATTTAATAATTTTAAAACAATATGCAATTCTTCTGAGATACCAGATGATTTTGTTTTAATGAATGATGATTTTTTTATAATTAATCCAATTGATAAAATTACTTCATATTACAATGGAACATTAGAAGAAAAAATAGATGCATATGAAACCGCACTTGGCAGAAATTCTTATGTTAATAGATTAAAAATAACACAAGATAAACTTATTCAGATGGGATTTGATAATCCATTAAACTATGAGATTCATGTTCCAATGGCGATGTCTAAAAAAAGTTTTAATGATGTGTTAGGAATAAACCATAATCTTTTATATAGATCTATTTATGGAAATAGATTTAGCAGTAACTCAATAGAAATGAAAGACGTTAAAGTGTATAGTTCAGATAATTTTGGGCCACTTTCGTTTGATTATCAAAATATTCAATCTTCGTTTTTATCAACAGAGTCTGGATCATTTTTAGACTTAAAGAATTCATTTTTATCAAAAC